CTTGCTGCCTGAACACGAAGCCTCCATCCGCGCATCGCTGATCATGGCGGGTTGGTACGCCAAGCAGAACAAGATGCGCCTGTCGTGCCATCCTGGTCCGTACACTTGCATTGCCTCGCCTGATCCCCACACGGTAGAGAAGAGCGTGAAGTCTTTGGCTATGCACTCGCTCATTCCCGACATCTTGGGCTACGGTGACGAGTTTGCCATCAACATCCACATGGGCGGTGTGTACGGCGACAAGCACAAGACGGCTGATCGCTTCCTGCGGGAGTTTTCCCGACTGCCCGACAGCATCAAGCGGCGGCTCACCCTTGAGAACGATGACAAGCCCACGATGTGGAGCATGACTGAACTGTACACTCAAGTGGCAAAGCACTGCCCCGTGAAGTTGGTGTTGGACATCCACCATCACCGCTTCTGCCATCGGGAGTCTCTGCTTGAGGCAGCAGACATGGCGTTCCGCACATGGCAGGGATTCTGTGAAGTTCCGAAGGTTCACTACTCGGAGTCCAAGGCGGGAGCGCGACCGCAAGCCCACTCGGACTACATTCGTGAAGAGATTCCTCTGCTGTCGGATACAGTAGAGTACGATGTGATGATTGAAGCCAAGGCAAAGGACTTGGCACTGCTTGAATACAGAAAGGTTCACACACCATGTTTGGTTTGATTCTCGCTACCGTGCTTTTTGCTGCTCCCGTTGACGGCAAGGCTGCTCCTGCTCCCCGCGTTCCCGCTCCCGTGGAGTGCTACACCGTTGACAATCTGCTTGATGCCATGTACACCGTGGAGTCTGGTCGCGGAAAGAATTTGGTTGGTGACGGCGGGAAGGCGATTGGTCCTTACCAAATTTGGCGCGAGTACTGGCAGGACGCTGTGGAACACGACAAGTCCATCGGCGGGAAGTACGAAGACTGCATGAACAAGGCGTATGCCGAAAAGATCATTCGTGCGTATTGGAAGCGATACGCTCCGAAGGGTGCGACCATTGAGCAGTTGGCGCGGATTCACAATGGTGGACCGAAGGGACATAAGCGTAGCGCGACCGTGAAGTATTGGAACAAGATTGTAAAGGAGATGACCAAGTGAGCAAGCCATTCGGATATTCGTATTACCTTGATATGTACAACTGCCGCATCGGTGCAGCCGATGACTTGGAACTGCACTACCGCTTTCTTGAGCGCGTTGTGGACAAGATCGGCATGACCCGCATGAGTCAGCCTTTCGTGATCCATGCTCCCACCCACAACGGCGTGGAGGTGTACCCCAACAAGACAGGGGTGAGCGGTTGGGTTCCGCTTATTGAAAGCGGCATTCAGATTCACTCCATTGAACCCACCCACTTCATCACGCTTGATGTGTATTCGTGCAACAAGTTTGACAAGCAGATCATTCTTGACTACGCACGGGAGTGCTTTGGCTTTGTAGGACACGAAGAGAACTTCTTTGAGCGCGGCAGGTTCTACGGCGATATTCCATGACCAACCACCAACCACACTATCGCATCATCACGGGCGACTGCATTACGGGCATGAAGACTCTGCCTGACGGCATCGTACATACTTGCATCACATCCCCGCCGTACTTTGGACTCCGCGACTACGGTGGCGGGGACAGCGAGATCGGGCAGGAGGACACCGTTGACGGCTATGTGCAGAAGATGACCGAAGTGTTCCGCGAGGTGCGCCGCATCCTGCGCGATGACGGTACGCTGTGGCTGAACCTTGGCGACTCGTACATGAGCGCAAAGAACTGCGCCCCGCCCCCGCAGACGCAAGGCGGTCAGCGCGGAATGCCTTCAGACTTTGTTCCTGCGAACCGCAAGGATCAGAAGGGGCTGAAGACAAAGGACTTGATCGGCATTCCGTGGCGCGTGGCGTTTGCGCTGCAAGCAGACGGGTGGTATCTGCGGCAGGATATCATTTGGAACAAGCCTAATCCCATGCCCGAGAGCGTGGAAGACCGCTGCACGAAAGCGCATGAGTACATCTTCCTTCTGTCCAAGAAGCCGAAGTATTACTACGATCACGAAGCGGTCAAGGAACCCGCTCGTAACTGGGGAACCCGCGACCGCTCCGAGATGCGTGACGGAACCACCGATCCCAAACTAAAGCACCACGGGCTACAGGGCAAGGAATGGGAAGATAATCCCATGAAGAACAAGCGGTCGGTGTGGACGGTGAACGCCAAGGGCTACAAGGGCGCACACTTTGCGGTGTATCCCGAAGACCTGATCGTGCCGTGTGTGCTTGCAGGATGCCCCAAGGACGGCACGGTGTTTGATCCGTTCACAGGCAGCGGCACCACTGCTGTTGTGGCACTGAAGAACGGACGCAACTACATCGGGACTGAATTGAATTCTGAATATGTGAAGATTGCGGAAGAGCGGATTAAAGAATCCGTTCCACAAACCCTAGAAGGAATTCTGAAGTAATGTCTCCCGAACTGAAGCAATTTATTCTTGATCGCGCACTTGGAAAGACCACCATAGGTCTTGATCCTATGTGCGAGGAATTGTTTCAGATGTACATGAGTGATCCCAATTCCTCAACCCTTCGTGAGGCTGTTACTGTTCTTGTGGCTGGTTATGATCCTGTTGCAGGCAAGCATGGGCGGGACGCAATAGATCCTGCTAACGGAAATCCCAAAGAGGCTAAACCGAAGTCCTACACAGGAAAACCAACGAACGGCAGCGGATGCTTCAACGACTACACTCGCTCTCGTCTTGAAAAAGACGCGAAAGAAGGTCTTGATATTTTGCACTCGCTTTTCATCAAGGATAGGCTTGCGTATGTGGTGGAATTTAGTATCATGGCTGTCTACGAAAAACTAGACAATCAGATACGAGTGAACTGCGAAGAGAAAAATCAGAAATATGTACGCACGGCTGCGTGGGCATATTCCGATTGGATACACCACCCAACGATGCGTATACACTACATTGATTGGCAACTGCTACACGCGAATCCGCGCTGTATCAACGGGCAGATGTACAAGGCTTTCATGGGTCAGCAGATGATGAGCGGATACACTGCATGATACAGAATTTCCTGAACAAGCGGCATTCCACGCGGGCTTTGTCTGACGAGGAATTTAACAGCATTCTTCCTCAACTTGCGGTTGAATTGTCTGCTGTTGATTTCGTTCCGCGCTTCACGGAAGAAGAACTCCGAAAAGATTGGGATAGGCTACGGCTGTGGTCAGCAAATGGAACCCACATCAGCAGCACCTCTAGGGCAGGAATGAAGTTGTGTGAGCATTTTTTTCCGAACTTTTGGGATATAGAGGACAGCAAGGGCAATTCGTTTCGCAAACTGTGGGCAGATCCGCAGTTGCTTGAAAAGGTTCTGCGTTGGAACAGAAAATCCCATTCAACTCCGTATCTCTCCGAACTGCGGCGCGGAGTGTATTTCTGCGGAGGTCTTTGCAAGTCCACAATGTATCGTCCTCAGATTGCCCGACTTGTCACCAAAGGATGCGGCAGAGTTCTTGATCCGTGCATGGGATGGGGCGGGAGATTGCTTGGGAGCGTTGCTAGTGGAGCCGAGTATGTGGGATTTGATCCGAACACGGAAACATTCCGTCATCTGAATGAACTGGTTGAGTTTTTGGGAATACAGCACAAGGTTAGACTGATCTGCGATGATGCCATGAACATGGACTCATACGATTTGGGTAAGTTTGATGTGGTGCTGACCTCGCCTCCTTACTTTGATCTTGAGGTGTATTCTCACGAAACCACACAGTCGGTTGCGTCTCGTACAACCTATGAAGCATGGAACAACGGATTCCTTGCACCACTCATACAGAAATCGGTTGCACATCTAAATGAGAACGGAAAGTCTTGTTGGAATGTGGCAAAAGTGAAGAACCACGATATGTGGGAAAGCGTGGAAACCGCCCACGCCGATCTTGGATTTGCAGCAATAAAAGAATACGGAGTTTCTTCATCGGCAAGACAAGTGAATCAGAGTGCTAGTAAAAACAAAAAGACGGTTGATCGGACAGTTGTATATTCAAGAAAGGATTAACATGAGCAATTTCAAGCCTATTGGAAAATGGATTTGGGTGCAGTCGCACCTTGGCGGTCAGAAGGAAACCGAAGCAGGCATCATCTACAATGAAGTAGTCAAAACCCAGTACATTTGGGGTACGGTTGCCGCAATCGGTGATAAGATAACGGAAGACATCAAGGTTGGAGACAAGGTTCTGTGGGATCGCACCAAGAACCAAGGTCAGGGACATGATGGCAGGGACATGGTTCATCAGGACTGGATTGCACTCGTTGAGCGTTAAGGAGCATCGTGGACTTCTACACTTCCGTTGATATTCGTGGCAAGAACATCCTGTATCGTGGATGGAAGAACGGGCAGAGACAGCATCTCCGCATCCCGTTCTGCCCCACGCTCTACATCCCGTCCAAGGACGAGGGAGAGTTCACCACCATCAACGGCAAGCCCGTGCAGCCCATTCAGTTTGACGGCATCGGGGAAGCCCGCGAGTTCATTGACCGTTTCAAGGATGTCTCCAACTACGACATCTACGGAAACACTAACTTTGTGTACCAGTACCTTTACAAGGAGTTTCCCAATGAAGTTGATTATGACTTCAGCAGCCTCCGCATAGCAAACTTGGACATTGAGACATCGTGTGACGGCGGTTTTCCCACGCCATCCGCTCCTACCGAGCGGGTCATTGCAATCACGATCTCAATGGGCGACAAGACCTATGTGCTAGGCTTGGGAGACTTTCATATTGACGGCGAGGGAGTTTCCTGCATTCCTTATGATGACGAGCAAGAACTGCTTGCAGGGTTCATTGAACTGTGGAGGTTCCTTGATCCCGACATCGTGACAGGGTGGAACATCCGCTTCTTTGATATTCCGTACCTTGTGGCGCGGATGAACTACCTTGAAGAAGGATGGGGGAACTCCCTCTCGCCGTGGGGCAAACTCCGCGAGACTGTGGTGAATCGCATGGGACGCGACCAGACCGCGTATGTAATCAGCGGCGTTGCCACGCTTGACTACTTTGAACTGTATCAGACTTTCACCTATGTGAAGCAGGAGTCCTACTCCCTCAATCACATTTCCAAGGTGGAGTTGGGCGAAGAGAAACTGTCGTATGCGGAATACGAAACCATTCAGGAGTTCTACACACAGAACTTTCAGAAGTTCATGGAGTATAACTTCCAAGATGTGCGGCTTGTTGATCGCCTTGAATCCAAACTGAAACTCATGGAACTGGCGGTGGCGTTGGCGTATTCGGCTCGGGTGAACTTTGAGGATGTGTTCTCGCAAGTTCGCACATGGGATGCCATCATCCACCACCACCTGATGAGCAAGGGCATGGTGATCCCGCAGAAGACCGAACACAAGAAAGATGATCAATACGCGGGTGCGTATGTGAAAGATCCGCTTGTGGGCAAGCACGATTGGGTGGTGAGTTTTGACTTGAACTCGCTGTATCCTCACCTCATCATGCAGTACAACATCTCTCCCGAGACAAAGCACCCCAATCCCGTATGGCGGCGTGGAGCCATTTCTCCCGAGTCCATGTTGGCACGGAATCGCGGCGAGACTGTAAAGCAGTTCATTGACCCTGCCGAATATCTGAACTCTGCAAAGGCAGAAGGCGTGAGCGTGGCAGCGAACGGTGTTGCGTTTGTGCGTGATCGCCAAGGCTTCCTGCCTGAACTCATGGAGAAGATGTACGCAGAACGCAAGCACTACAAGGGGCTGATGATTGCTGCACAGAAGCGGTTGGTGGACTTGGACAAGAATGCGCCAGCCGAAGAGCGGCGCAAGATTGAGTACGAGATTTCCAAGTACCACAACTTTCAGTTGGTGCGAAAGATTCAGTTGAACTCCGCATACGGTGCAATCGGCAATCAATACTTCCGATTCTTTGATGTGGCACTTGCCGAAGCCATCACACTGTCGGGGCAGTTGAGCATCCAATGGATCGGTGACGCTCTGAACAAGTTTCTCAATCGCGTCCTCAAGACCGAGGGTGAGGACTATGTGATTGCGTCCGACACCGACTCTGTTTACTTGAGACTTGGCAAGGTGGTGCAGTCGTCCTTCAAGGGCGAGGCTGATACGCAACGGGTGGTGGACTTCTTGGACAAGTTCTGTGAGCGGGTGATTCAGCCACAGATTGAAAAGGAGTTCGCCACCCTTGCGGACTGCACCAATGCCTACGCAAACAAGATGGCAATGGGACGCGAAGTGATTGCGGAGAAGGGCGTGTGGACGGCGAAGAAGCGGTATATGCTGTCCGTGTGGGATGCCGAAGGCGTTCGCTACAAGACTCCGAAGTTCAAGATCATGGGCATGGAAACAGCGCGTTCATCCACTCCTGCCTATGTCCGCAAGTCTCTGAAGACTGCCATTGAGATGGTGCTGATGCAGGACGAAGCCACGCTTCAGGAGTTTGTCCGCAAGACTGAACGAGACTTCAAGTCCTTGCCCGTGGAGGAAGTCGCCTCTCCCCGATCCGTGAACGGCATGGAGGAATACTCTTCACCGCTTACCATCTACAAGAAGGGTACGCCCATCGCGGTAAAGTCTGCCCTGCTCCACAACTCGCTTGTAAAAAAGATGGGCTTGAGCAAGAAGTACCGCACCATCGGTGAGGGCGAGAAAATGAAGTTCATCTATCTGAAGACTCCTAACCCCATTCACGAAGGTGTGATCGGTTTCCCCGTCACCATGCCGAAGGAGTTTGATCTTCAGAAATACATTGACTACGATACTCAATTCAAAAAGACTTTCCTTGAGCCTCTACGCGCCATCACCGATGCGGTGGGGTGGAGTCCCGAGGAAAGAAATACTCTTGAGTCCCTGTTTGCTTGACCTCCTCCCTACATACAGTAACCCCCTAACAAAAGGATTCATTATGGCTACAAAGATCGTGAAGGTTCAGACTGGCGAAGAACTCATTGCTTCCGTGACCGAGAATTTTGAGGGCGACAAGGTTGTGTCGTACACTCTCAAGAATCCGTGCATGGTTGTTCCCATGCCCACGAAGGGCGGCGGTGCAAATATTGCTGTCGTGCCGTGGATGGCATCGGTGAAGGAGCAGAAAATGACGGTTCCTGCTTCCTATGTGATGTTCACCGCCGAGCCTGCAACCGATCTTGCAAACGAGTTTAATGGTGCATTCAGCGGCATCGTGGTTCCGAGTGTTGTTCCCACCGCAGCAGGACTCAAACTCGTAAAGGAATAACATGAATCATTTCTATCAAGACTCAAAGTTTGGAGAGGACTATTTCACATACCCAAATCTGTACCGAGAATTTGTGCAGATTCTGCAAAATGGTTCATCATTTGTTGAAATAGGATCATGGAAAGGACGAAGCATATCGTTTTTTGCTGTTGAGGCTATCAATGCTGAAAAGAACATAAAGTGTTTTTGCGTTGATACATGGAGAGGTTCTGCTGAACACGCACAAGAAGTCAATGTGGTGAATGATACACTTCATTCTCTGTTTCTCAATAATGTAGAACCAGTGGCGCATTTCATCACTCCGATCAGAAAGCCATCCGTAGAGGCTGCTGCTGATTTTCAGGACGAATCTGTTGACATTGTTTTTATAGATGGTGACCATGACTATCAACCAGTCAAAGATGACATCGCCGCATGGATTCCAAAAGTTAAAAACGGCGGACTGATCACTGGACACGACTATCTGCTCCCGTCCGTGAAGAAAGCGGTTGACGAAATTTTTGGTGACGCAGTTATTTTCCGCAATCCGATGGAGAATTGCTGGATAGTACGAGTTCAAGTAGAAAACACCTGATGAATACTCTAAATCTTGAATACTTGAAAAGTCTTCTCGCAGCGCGAAAAGACCTGCTGCGCCGTGAAACGCAGCAGATGATCGTTGACAAACTCACGCCCTTGGATACAATACGGGCTAACGAGAACGAAATGATTCTCATTGACACGCAGACCAAAGCATTGGAGAGACTATGAAACTAAAGGACATTCTGAAGGCAGCAGGAAACAAGTACGCCACCGTAGCCTCTGACGGCTTGGAGGGCAGCGATGTAAAGGGATTCATTTCCACGGGATCGTATGCGTTCAACGCGCTCCTGAGCGGTTCCATCCACGGTGGCATCCCCGACAACAAGATCGTGGCTCTTGCAGGAGAGCAAGCCACGGGCAAGACCTACTTTGCTCTCAATGTGGTGCGCGAGTTCCTGAACTCCGATCCCAACGCGATGGTCATGTACTTTGACACGGAGCAAGCCATCACTTCCGATCTGCTGAAGTCCCGTGGCATTGACACCGACCGCGTGGCTGTGCTGCCCGTGGCTACCGTGGAGGAGTTCCGCCACCAGTGCGTCCTGTCGGTGGACAAGTACCTTGAAGCAGACAAGGACTCCCGCCCCCGCATGATGATCGTGCTTGACTCGCTTGGAATGTTGTCCACCGAGAAGGAGATGAACGACACCGCAGAGGGCAAGAACACCCGCGACATGACTCGCGCACAGGTCACGAAGGCAGCGTTCCGCGTCCTGACCATCAAGTTGGGTCATGCGCGGATTCCCCTGCTGATGACGAACCACACCTACGATGTGGTTGGTGCGTATGTTCCCACGAAGGAGATGGGCGGCGGCAGCGGTCTGAAGTATGCCGCGTCCACGATCATCTACCTGTCCAAGAAGAAGGACAAGGTGGACAACGAGGTGGTGGGCAACATCATCCACTGCAAGGCGTACAAGAGCCGCCTGACGAAGCAGGACAAGATGGTGGATGTGCAGTTGAACTTTGAGACAGGGCTGAACAAGTACTACGGTCTGCTTGATGTCGCCATCAAGTACGGTATCTTCAAGAAGGTGTCCACGAAGATTGAACTGCCCAACGGCAAGACGGCTTTTGAGTCGCAGATCAACAAGAATCCCGAGAAGTACTACACAGACGAGATTCTTGCTGCCATTGATGCCGCAGCGAAGCGGGAGTTCTGCTACGGATCAGACGAGAAGCCACCAGAGGAGTCCGCCGATGGAGATGAATGAGGAACCGCACAATACCGCTGCTACTGATGAGGCACTAAAGCATTTTCTTCAGTTACGGGAAACCCCCGAGTACAAAAAGCGTCAGGAAGCAATGGATCGTCTGGCTAGACTTGATGAGGAACTTGGACTAAATGAGCCAAACCGAGAAGACAATACTGGCGGGGCTGCTTAACGACAGCGAATTCTGCAAGAAGACCATTCCGTTCTTGCAGGAGGAGTATTTCCTTGACCGCGTGGATCGGGCAGTGTTCCGATCCATCAAGGATTTCGTGAACCAGTACAAGGGCATTCCCACAAAGGATGCACTGCTGATTGCACTTGAAGACAACAAGGGATTGACGGAGGACGAGTTCTCCAAGTGCAAGAGCCTCGTAGGAGACATGGGGAAGTCCCCCAAGCAGGACACGCAGTGGTTGAGTGATACCACCGAGAAGTTCTGCAAGGACAAAGCCATCTACAATGCCATTCTTGAATCCATTCAGATCATAGACGGCAAGGACAAGGCACGGACTCCCCATGCTCTTCCCGAGATCCTGTCCAAGGCGTTGGCTGTCTCGTTTGACACCAATGTGGGACACGATTTCCTTGAGGACTACGAGTCTCGCCATGAGTTCTACCACAGGGTGGAGCGAAAGGTTCCGTTTGACTTGGAGATGTTCAATGCCATCACCAAGGGCGGTATCTCTCCAAAGACCCTGAACATCATCATGGCAGGAACAGGCGTGGGCAAGTCGCTGTTCATGTGCCATCATGCGGCTGCGTGTCTCATGCAGAACCGAAATGTGCTGTACATCACGCTTGAAATGGCTGAAGAGCGCATTGCGGAACGCATTGATGCAAACATCATGGACATCACGATGGATGAACTTCAGGACTTGCCGCTTGAGATGTACGAGAAGCGGCTGAAGGGTGCGACTCGCGGCGTGAGCGGCAAACTCATCGTGAAGGAATATCCCACCTCCTTTGCGAATGTAAACCACTTCCGCATCCTGTTGGACGAGTTGCGGCTGAAGAAGCAGTTCGTGCCTGACATCATTTTCGTGGACTACATCAACATCTGCTCGTCTGCGCGATTCAAGCACGGCAACAACATCAACTCGTATGGCTACATCAAGGCTATCGCAGAGGAGTTGCGTGGTCTGGCGATGGAGAGGGATGTTCCCATCGTGAGTGCCACACAGGTGAACCGCGCAGGGTTCTCGTCCACCGATGTTGACCTGACGGATACTTCAGAATCGTTCGGCTTGCCCCACACGGCAGACCTGATGATTGCGCTCATCACCACCGATGAGTTGGAGAAGGCAGGACAGATCATGGTGAAGCAGTTGAAGAACCGCTACAACGGCAAGGCTGCAAACAAGAAGTTCATCGTGGGCTTGAACTACGCCAAGATGAAGTTCTACGATATTGACAGCAGCGTTTCGGAAGACCTGATGGATGCGAACATCCAAAAGGGTGAAGAGGACGGATACGGATCGGGATACGGTGCGAAGGACTTCACGGCGAAGTTCGGCAAAAAGCGTGACACTAGCGATTGGAGCATTTAAAATGAAAACAGCAATCATTACAGGCGTAAACGGACAAGACGGATCTTACCTTGCGGATCTCCTCATCTCAAAGGGTTACTTTGTGGTGGGACTCAAGCGGCGAACCTCGCTCATCAACACCGAGCGCGTGGATCACATCTACAACGGCGAAATCACGAACTCGCAGTTCAAGATGTGCTACTACGACCTATCTGATGGTGGAGCCATGACTAATTTATTGGTGAAGTACAAGCCCGATGAGGTGTACAATCTTGCGGCACAGTCCCATGTCGCTGTTTCGTTTGATATTCCTGAATATACCAGTGAAGGAATTGCTGGAGGAACGCTGAAGATTCTTGAAGCCATTCGTTCGGTGTCTCCGCAGACCCGTTTCTATCAGGCTTCGTCCTCCGAAATGTATGGCGACTCTACCGATTACGGAACTACGGGCTACACGGAAACTAGCCGCATGACCCCTGTATCTCCGTATGCGGTAGCCAAACTCCACGCCCACCACATGACTCGCGTTTACCGAAATGCCTACGGACTTCATGCAAGTACAGGCATTCTGTTCAATCACGAAAGTCCGCGCCGTGGCGAGACATTCGTGACCCGCAAGATCACGATGGCTGCTGCACGAATTGCACAGGGAAAGCAGCACAAACTGTTCCTTGGCAGTCTTGATGCGAAGCGCGATTGGGGATTTGCGGGAGACTATGTGGAAGCCATGTGGCTCATGCTTCAACAGCCACGCCCCGATGACTATGTGATTGCCACCAATCGTACCCACACGGTTCGTGAATTTTTGGAAGTCGTGTTTGACTACGCAGGACTAGGCGATTATCGCAAATATGTTGAGATTGATCCTCGCCTGTTCCGCCCGAATGAGGTTCCGTATCTGCTCGGAAATCCTGAAAAAGCCAAGCGGGTCTTGAAGTGGGAGCCACGGCATGATATGATCTCGCTTGCAAAGATGATGTACGATTCCGACTTCAAGCGAGAGCAATTCAAACCGTAATGTCCACCTACATTGACAAGAAATACATCAATATGGTGTCTCCCCAACTTGAGCGATTCAAGTGGAAGACCCAATCACTTGCAAACTGCCGTTGTCCTCTCTGCGGAGACTCACAGCGCAGCAAGAGCAAGGCGCGTGGTTTTTTCTTTCCCAAGAAAAACGACTATTTTTTCAAATGCCACAACTGCGGTGCAGGGCATTCGGTGTACCGATTTTTGGAAACGGTGGCTCCTGCTCTGGCACAGGAATACGCGCTTGAGCGGTGGCGGAACGGTGAGAACGGCAAGAGCAACTATGTGAAGCCTGTGGAGGCTGCTGTAGCCCTTCCAAAGGCACAGATACGGCTTCCTCCCGTGTCCACGCTGCCTGAAACGCACCACGCACGGCAATATTTGGAATCGCGCAAGGTTCCCCATACCGACCGCTTCTATTTTTCAAAAGCATTCGGGGATTGGGTGCGCTCCATAGACCCTACATACACTACCGTTCCGAATGACGAGCGTATCGTCATACCATTCGTGAACAAAGCAGGGGAACTCCTCGCGGCGCAGGGACGCTGCTTGAGCGGTTCCAAAAATTCAATCCGATACATTACCGTGAAGTTCACCAAGGACGGACGAGCGGTCTACGGCGAAGATCGGTTGGATTATTCAAAGAAGGTGTACGCCGTTGAAGGTCCGATTGACTCTGTATTTCTGCGTAACTCTATTGCTCTTGCTGGCAGCGAACTCGCTCACGCCACTAAACTTTTCCGCGATTGCGTTGTTGTATACGACAACGAACCACGCAATCCCGAAATTGTACGCAAGATGGAAGACGCGATCCGAAGCGGATACACCGTCTGCGTGTGGAACAGCAGCATTGGAGAGAAAGACATCAATGACATGGTGCTTGCAGGACGATCTCCCGAAGAGGTTCAAGCCATCATTGACGAGTGTTCGTGCAGCGGTCTGACTGCACTGGCACGGTTTTCACAATGGAGAGTGCGATGAGCGAATACAAACTAGATCCAATGCACGATTTTTGTAACTCCGAAAACGGTAAATTACTGCATGATCGTATTTCACAAATGGACACCCTACAGCGTGTAGAGGTCGCTTCCATGTGTCAGATGTTCTCGTTCTGGCGAGAGATACAGGAAACTCTGTTTGCCGCTGCGGAGGAGATCAAGCGGCTTCGTGCGCGTGTAAGTGAATTGGAGGGTGCAAATGGAAAAGCAGATAAAGGTTCTTGACAACGGATTCGTGCAGTATGTTGACCACATGGGCAATGACCTGACCGTGGTGAACTCTGCGCGTGTTTCATTCAACAAGGAGAGCGATTGGGAATCCGAACCTGATTGGCGAGGCTACCATCCGCGCACACTTTCCGACAAGGACAAGAAACTCATCGGGTATCTTGCCAAGCACAAGCACTGGACTCCGTTCGCGCATCCACAGATCACCCTGCGGATCAAGGCTCCCATCTTCATTCGCACCCAACTCTTCAAGCACAAGGTTGGATTCACCGAGAACGAAGTCAGCCGCCGCTATGTGAGTGATCCGCCGACCGTGTATTTTCCACATTGGCGCGGCAAGCCCACAAACGGCGCAAAGCAGGGGTCTGAAGACTTCATGCCCATAGATGATGCGTACAACACCGTGAGCCGCCACTACGAAATGTGTGTGCGGGAAGCACTGTTCTCCTACGAACAACTCCTGAAGTTGGGCGTGGCTCCTGAACAGGCACGGGCTGTGCTTCCGCAAGGAACCTATACCGAATGGTGGTGGACAGGTTCGCTTGCAGCGTTTGCGCGGGTGTATGCACAGCGCAGCGATCCTCATGCCCAATGGGAATGCCAGCAGTACGCAGCGGCGTTCGGTGAGATCATAGCACCGCTTTTCCCCCATTCGTGGGCTGCTCTGACGCAGAAAGCACCCGCCCCTGAAGCCTAAATACAGGGATGACCTACTTCAACGATTCTCCCAAGCCCACAGAGCCACGCCGAACTGCTGCTGTTTCCAGTGGTCAGTTTGAGTCGGGTTCCGTATTTCGTTTAGTGCGCGAAATCCGTGGTTCCGCGTACTCTGTGGGCGATCAGTTCATGCTGGTGGAGAGCGAGGACTGCCATGATCCCAACACGCTTGTATTGGGCGGCGTAGGCGAAAACTACTTTATAGATCCCCGTGGCAAGCCTTTACGGATAGAGGCAGGAGACACGCAGATTGACTCTATTTTTGAGTTGGTGGCGGAACCGCAGCGAGAAGTGGTTGAGGAGATTGGAGCCGAAGACGCTCCACCCCGTCTTGTCACAGCCGAGCAGTTCAAGACTTTCCGCGAGGGTCTTGCTGGCGTTCTGAACGAGATTGCCACTGTTCGTTCCACTGGCGGGGAGCGTGGAGAGCGCGGTCCGCGTGGCTACACAGGGGTTCAGGGCGACAAGGGTGATGTCGGACTGCAAGGACCGCAGGGTGAAAGGGGTGAGCGTGGTGAAACAGGAGAACAGGGCGAACAGGGCGAACGGGGAGAGAAGGGCGATACGGGTGAGCGCGGACCGCAAGGCGAGCGTGGCGAACCTGGTCCGCAAGGTGATCGTGGTGAGCAGGGCGAGCGCGGTCTGCAAGGCAAACAGGGAGAACGGGGACAGCGCGGCGAACAAGGCGAGCGTGGTGAAGCAGGAGCGGTCGGTTCCCAAGGACCGCAAGGTGAACGCGGTGCTGATGGTGCTGCGGGTGCTGACGGTCGTGATGGTGCTATTGGTCCGCGTGGCGAACGGGGCGAGAAGGGCGAACGCGGTGCTGAAGGCGCGATGGGTAAGCCTGGTTCAAACGGTGCAAAAGGCGAGAAAGGCGATAAGGGGGATGCTGGCGAGTCTGGAGTTGTAACCGCCAAGTTCCCGTTGGTCTATGATGCAACCGAAAAGTCCATCTCTATTGACGAAGAACGCCTAGACAAAATTCTCAAGAAGATTCTTGGCGGTGGCAAGGTTTCGCCACAAGACATGGGCTGGCTTGCGTCCACGGGTGGTGGCGGCAAGGTTGCTGTGTACCACAACGGTACAAAGATCACTCCTGATGTTCGCGGTATAGACTTTACTGGCTCTGGTGTGGCTTCCGTCACGAAAGTGGGCGGCAAGATCACTGTGAACATCAGCGGCGGTGGAGGTGTTGGGGCAACGGGCGCGACTGGTCCCACTGGTCCTGCGGGAGCAGGTGTTGCAGGCAACAATGATGTGGGCGTGATGTACCTGAAGAACAACGCCACACCCACGGACATTCCTGCAATCAACGCCCGTGCAGTTGTTGCGGGTGGAATGACCACGGGAAAACTGTTCAACTTTGAGAAGGACTCGGGAACAAACTCCCTGAAGTACTTGGGAGCGGGTGGGCGGTTCCATGTGGTTGCGTCTTTCAACTTCTGGACAGAAGTCAGCAACAACACCTGCGGATTCTACATCGGTCACAGTAAAAACATACTGAACGGATTAAGTGCGGACGGTGATCGTATATCGGAATCGGAAGTGTATATTGACTGCCCTTCTTCCTCCAAGCCTGTTGCAGGAACCATTCAGACCGTAGTTGACCTGAACACGAATGACCGCCTCTTCTTCATCGTTCAGAACAAGGACGCTGCGAAAGACATCACCGTTGATTTCCTGAAGTTCGTTGCGGTTACGCTTACATCAGAGCGAGGGGCAACAGGAGCCACGGGTGCTATTCCCACAGACTATGTGTACTCGTTTAACGGAGTGACGGGTGCTGTAGAGGGAGTTTGTGCAGCAGTTGCGGGAACAGGCATCTTCGTAAGCGGCAGCACAGGCACAGTCACCATCACCAACACGGGTGTGCAGTCATTCAACGGAAATACAGGTGCAGTTCAAGGTGTTTCTAGTTGGAACGGAGAGACTGGTGCAGTCACATTTAATAACTATGTTTCAAGTTTCAATGGGCTGACTGGCGCGGTTCAGGGCGTATCGGCAGCAGCGGCAGGCACAGGCATCTTTGTTTCTGCTGCAACTGGTTCCGTAACCATCACTAACACTGGCGTGCAGTCATTCAACGGACTCACAGGTGCAGTTCAAGGTGTTTCCAGTTGGAACGGAGAGACTGGCGCAGTTCAGTTCCACAATTATGTTTCGGCATTCAATGGTTTGACTGGCTCGGTTCAAGGCGTGTCTTCTGCAAACGGATTCACGGGTTCTGTAACATGGGCAGCAGGAACGGGACTTGAGGTTTCTTCTGGCGGCGGAACCATCACATACGGCATCGGTGCGGGATACGCCTTGCTGCGTTCTGTTGGAAACACTGGCGACCTTTTCAATATAGACGATCCGTCTATCGGTGATCTTGTGTTCGTTCAAGACGATGGCACATACTACTACTGGGACTACTACAGTCCTGGAGGAACATACGCTTGGATCAACATCAGCGTTATTTCAAACGCACTGCAAGGAGACTTGAACGGTGACGGAACTGTTGACGGTGCTGATCTAGGCGTACTTCTTGGATCATGGGGATCTGTTTACAATGGTGCATCTCTTCGTCTAGGTGTTCAAGACGGAAACACAGGTGCTTTCAGAATATTCGCAGAGGGAAGTGCGAATCCAAAGAAGAGTGATATGGTCAGAGTGTCAACAGAGGGTTCTATTTCTGAATTCCGAGTGGACACCGACAATCTATACCTGACAGGACTCACCGAAATAAACGGAGAGAATACAAGTCTTGTTGCTTTGACCGTGAACAACGGAAGAACAGAACTCAACGGCGACAGTCTGGTGAACGGAACACTAGAAATAATAAACGGCGGTCTTTCTGGTGGTTTCATAGACGGTGGCACATTCGTCTAAATACTGTACACAGAGGAAACTAGTACATGGGAACCACGATCATATTCCGTAGAGGCGAAAACGATCCCACATCAGGGTCGGGACTCACGCTTGCCGAGCCAGCGTTCAACACCACGCTGAAGACTTTCCATATCGGTTTGGGTCACGGTGTTACTGCGGCGTGGGTTGGCGCACCTATCAGCGGCTTGAGCGCGGACATTGCGGCAGGCATCACCTACAAGATTCCCACGGCATCGGCGGTCAAGAACTACATCGGGGGACTGTGCTACGGAAACACTGGTGCAGCGACTATCACACAGTATGTTAGTTCGTTCAACGGACTCACGGGAGCAGTTCAAGGTGTATCATCCGTAAATGGGTTCACTGGAGCAATAACTGTTTCTGGTGGAACGGGAATATCTCTTAACTCATCTTCCAATTCCATCACAGTAAATACAACTGTTCTCCCCACAAACACATTTGCTCTCGATAGAAAGCATCTACTGATGGCGGGAACCACAAATGGAAATTCATCTCTTCTTGCTGACAATAATCTAGTATACAAACCAAATCTGCGAACCCTTGGGGCTAAAAACTCACTGTCGATTTCTGGTTTGGATGCAAACTACGGTGAAGTAAACACCATACAGTTGAGTGGAAACACCGCTTCAGGAATAAATGTTTATACAGCAACTAACACAGTCACGCTAAAGGTTGCAGCAGACGGAGATTTCACAAGACTTACTTTTGAAACGGGAAACGAAGAAAACCTAATCGAAACATTGGCAGGCACTATAACATTTGCCGACTATCTTACGGATTCTCGAACATACTACCTGCCAGACGCAAGCGGAACCGTTGCGCTGACATCCCAACTCATGGGTGCTGTGAATGGTTCAACGGCTGCAACCACCGCTGTGACATCATTCAACGGATTGACAGGATCGGTTGGTGGTGTCTGCGCTGCACAGACGAACACATTCACTGCACTACAGTCATTCGCTTCAGGAATATCTGCCAGCGGAATCACAGTTGGCGGAAGCATGACAGTTACAGGAAACCTGACGGTCAGCGGTGGAGTCACATTCACCATCAGCGAGAATGTACTCATTGAAGACAACATCATTATCCTCAACTCCAATGTCACAGGTTCTCCGAGCGAGAACGCTGGCATAGAGATTGAGCGCGGTACATCAGCGAATGTGCAGTTGCTGTGGAACGAGAGCAGCGACAAGTGGACATTCACCAATGACGGCAGCACCTACTACGATCTGCCGACATCTATAGTGACTTCGTTTAACGGACTCACGGGTGCTGTGCAGGGTGTGTCTGCTGCTGTTGCAGGAACAGGCATATCTGTATCGGGTGCAACTGGTGCAGTCACCATTACTAACACAGGCGTTCAGTCATTCAACGGATTAACAGGATCGGTTGGTGGTGTCTGCGCTGCACAGGCAAACACATTCACCGCTCTTCAGACATTCAGCAGTGGACTGACCGCAACGGGAATCACAACAGGCACGATTACCAACAGCAGCAGCATATCGGTGACATCAAAGGGCGGAACGGTCACCCTGAAAGGCATTACGAGTGGTACTGCTCTTGTAGCGAACTCCATCTCACTGTCTCCGCTAACAACAACCAATCTTTCTCTCAATTCTGCAACAGGAATAGTTGATGTAAACAGAGGATGGGAAGGCGTTCAGTCTGCCTACTCATCTGGCTTGAAGTTCGTGAATTATGATGAGAGTTTCTACTACAGCAACACACTCTTGGGAAATGCATCAGCAGACAGAACCATCTATCTGCCAGACGCAAGCGGAACCCTTGCGCTCACTTCGCAGTTGATGGGCGCAGTGAACGGATCAACGGCTGCAACCACCGCTGTTACTTCTTTCAATGGACGCACAGGCGCAGTTCAAGGTGTGTCTGCTGCTGTGGCAGGAACAGGCATCTCCGTTAGTGGTGCAACTGGTTCAGTTACGATTACCAATATCGGAGTTCAATCGTTCAACGGACTCACGGGTGCAGTTACAGGTGTAGCATCTATTCGTGGTCTTACTGGTGCTGTTGGAATCACCAATGGTACTGGAATCGGTCTGAGTGTGTCTGGTCAGACTATGACCTTCAGTAATACTGGAGTGTTGAGTATTGATGGTAGTACTGGTGCTATTACAAATGTTGCAAGAACAAATGTAGATAATAATTTTAGTTCTGCTCAAACCATAGATGCACCAGGTGCATATCTTGAAATAATTGGTAGTGCTGCCGCCTTTATTCTTACTCCTGGTGTGGGCATTGAAGTTAGTGATTCGTTTAGTTCTCCTCAAACATTACGGTTTAATCAGGCAGGTACTACTACTACAGTTACTCTTCCTAATTATACTACAACTCTTGCAGGTCTTTCTGGTAATCAAACCTTCACCGCACTCAACACATTCTCTGCGGGTATTAGTGCTGCGGGTGCAACTTTATCATCAAACACAACAATTCCTTCGGGTTCAACTCTTACCGTTAATGGAAACTTTGTTGCCAATGGAAATGTCAATCTAGGTGATGCCGTAACAGATGCAATTACTGTTACTGGAGTTTTGGCAGCAAATGGTGGATTGAGTGCCGCAGGAGCCACATTTGCTAGTAATATCATCGTGAACACCATGACGGTTGGTCGCGGAAATACTAGCGGTGCTGTATCAAATACTGCTTTGGGAGTCAGTGTGTTGGCTGTGAACAGCGGCACATTCAACACAGGAGTCGGAAACTCTGCTCTAACCGCAAACACGACTGGTGGCTCCAACACAGCGGTGGGAAGACGCGCACTGTTTGCAAACACCACTGGCTCATCCAACACAGCGATTGGTCCAAGTGCGCTCGGTGCGGTCACTGGAGGCGTGTTCAACACCGCGATTGGTTCAGACTCTCTGTCTTCAACACTGGTAAGCAACAGTACAGCCGTTGGAGCGGGTTCAATTCAGTTTAATCAGAGCGGCAACTACAACACTGCTGTGGGTGCGTTTGCGGGATCGTTCTGGGGTGAAGGGTCTACGGCATCCATTTCAGCAAATCAGTTGCAGACTGGTACGGGCGGTGTTTACATTGGATACTACGCTCGCGGATCAACATTTAATCAAACAAATGAAATCGTAATCGGAGCCAACGCTGTGGGCGGTGGCTCAAACACCGCCGTGATTGGCGCAACCTCACAGGTTTCTGCAACCATATACGGATTGGTGAATGCACCAAGTGGTATTAGTGCTTCTGGTGGAGTAACATTCGGTGGCACGGTTGCTTCCGACACAGGCTACCGCATCACCTCAAATGCTATTAAAGAACAGACAGGAACCACATACACTTTCCTTGAGAGCGACAACGGAAAGATCGTGACATTCAACAGCGGATCAGCAGTGACCGTCACTATTCCCACTGGTCTTCCCACTGGATTCAACTGCACTGCCGTTCAGTTGGGTGCGGGTCAGGTCGGCTTCACCGCAGCAAGCGGACTCACGATGAACAGTTACGGCAATCAGTACCGACTCATCGGACAGCACGCATCAGCGTCAATCATTGAGTACACCGCCAACACCGTGAACCTGTCAGGAAACCTTGTAGTATGATTCTTCCTAGTGGAAAATCTGGAACGCTTTCCAGTGCGGCGCGGATATCAAACGACATCGTTCACTATGTTGATCTTTCTAATGACTACGGGTGGTCGGGTAATACTGCAAACGACCTGATGGATCGTAGTGTGAAGTACTCCAGTCCCGCAGGATATGTTTCTGTGGTGAGCGGTTCCACGGCAGAACCAGGATACATTGAACTGGACGGCAGCACTGATTATTTGGTGGCAGGAAAAACGCTAGATGCTATGACCACCCTGCAAAACTTTACCATAGATGCATGGGTATATCCTGGCGCGACAACTGGTTTTACCATTGCATCTTTTCAAAAGGTAGTAGTCATTGGACAGACTGCCGCAAATCAGGGGTTTTCCTTTTTGCCATTGCTTAACGGCGGATGGCTCAATCCGCGAATACAATTTTATACTGCCAGCGGAGGAGCCAGACAGGGGCAGTTTCTGGCTACTGCTGGTCTGACATTCACGAAAAACGAGTGGACATACATCGTGATGCGGTGCAAAGTAAATGGTGACTCATCGTGTCATGTGACTGCAAAAGTATTCAAGCCTAACGGACTTTCTGCTGCATCGTTGGTTGCGGGTGTAACCTCAGCATCACCCGCGTCCACAGGAATAACAAGCAGCAATGCGATGCACATCGGAAGTCAGGTTGTAGGGTCTGCTGCACCCGCTTACTTCAACGGAAAAATCGGATCGGTTAGATTATACAACAGACTCTTGACCGATTCGGAAATAGAAACCAACTACGAACGGTCAAAGAAACGCTATGGTCATTCATAACGATCCAGTTTTTTATGCAGTGATTCCATCATCGGAACTGGAGTCTGTTGATTACACACAAACCATGTGTACGCGAGAGGGTGTTCGTGTTTCAATAGACGGCAGCAAAGCCATAGTGAAGTGGAAGGGAGCAGACACTCCATCGTCTGTTTCCGCAATATCGGAAATGCAAGGACCATACAACAGACAGGAAATACTGTCTGTGGTGTCCGCCGAGGAATGGGCAGGAACGCTACCAAATTACGAAACCGAACCCTGAAACCAAATACTCATCCGATTACTTTAGAGGGGCGAAAGCCCCTCTTCTTGTTATGATGCACTCTACATACTCTACCCAATAACCAAGGAGTAAAAACATGAAGCGATTGCCTACCCTCTATCAGGATTTCATCCACCTTTCCCGTTACAGCCGTTGGATTGAATCCGAGAAACGCCGCGAGTCTTGGGAAGAAACGGTTGACCGTTACTTCCGCTTCTTTGACGAGCATTTCACCGAGCGGGGCGTGAAGATAAATAAGGCAGTCCGCGAAGAACTCCGTGAAGCAGTGCTGAACCTTGAGGTGATGCCGTCCATGCGGTCGCTGATGACCGCAGGAGAAGCACTCAAGCGTGACAACACCGCAGGCTACAACTGCTCCTATGTCGCGGTCAACAAGGTTCGCGCATTTGATGAGATCCTGTATGTTCTCATGTGCGGAACTGGTGTAGGCTTCAGCGTGGAGAGGCAGTATGTTGAAAAACTTCCTACAATCGCTGAAGAGTTTACTAACAGCGATACTCTCATTGTGGTCAAGGACTCCAAGGAAGGTTGGGCAAAAGCCTACCGAGAACTGGTATCCCTACTTATTGGAGGTCAAATCCCCCGATGGGACTTGTCTCACATTCGTCCTGCTGGTTCCCGCCTCAAGACTTTCGGTGGACGCGCAAGTGGACCTCAGCCGCTTGAAGACCTCTTCCGATTTACCGTCAGCACTTTTAAGAAGAGTGCTGGCAGAAAACTCACCTCCATTGAATGTCACGACATTATCTGTAAAATTGCAGAGATTGTCGTTGTCGGAGGTGTCCGTAGATCGGCTCTTATCTCGCTATCCAATCTCACGGACGAGAGGATGCGTGATGCAAAGGTTGGGCAGTGGTGGTTGGACAACCCCCAAAGGGCGTTAGCCAACAACTCCGTAGCCTTCAAGGAGAAGCCAGAGATCGGCACATTCATGGAGGAGTGGCTGTCGCTCTACAAGAGCAAGAGCGGTGAGCGCGGCATCTTCAACCGTCAAGCCGCACAGAAGACCGTGGAGAAACTTGGGGATCGCCGTGATGCGTCTTACGAGTTCGGCACGAACCCCTGCTCCGAGATCATTCTCCGCGACAAGGAGTTCTGCAATCTGTCCGAGGTGATTGTTCGCGCTGATGACACTCCTGATACGCTGAAGCGCAAGGTGCGCCTTGCTGCCATTCTTGGCACTTGGCAAGCCTCGCTCACCTACTTCCCGTACCTCAGCAGCGATTGGAAGCGCAATTGTGAAGAGGAGTGCCTGCTTGGTGTTTCGCTCACAGGCATTCTTGACAACCACTTCATGCGAACGCAGGGCGACAATCTCAATGTGCTGCTTGAACTGCTCAAGGCTGACGCGGTTGCCACGAACAAGGAGTGGGCTAAAAAGATCGGCATCAACCCCGCAGCGGCTATTACTTGCGTGAAGCCAAGCGGCACGGTGTCACAGTTGACGGATGCGGCTAGCGGCATCCATGCTCGTCACAACGAATACTACATTCGTACCGTTCGTGCCGACCGCAAAGATCCCATGTGTCAGTTTATGATTGACAAGGGATTTCCTGCGGAGCCGTGTGTGATGCGTCCTGATCACACGATGGTGTTCTCGTTCCCTCAGAAGGCTGTGGGATCGGTGACTCGCAACGACATGACCGCCATTCAGCACTTGGAGTTGTGGCTCACCTATCAGCGTCACTGGTGCGAACACAAGCCAAGCATCACGGTCACGGTGCGAGAGCATGAGTGGATGGAGGTTGGTGCGTGGGTGTACGCGCACTTTGACGAGATCAGCGGCATCTCGTTCCTGCCCCACTCCGATCACACCTATCAGCAGGCTCCGTATCAGGACTGCACAGCGGAGCAGTATGAAGCCGCTCTTGCGAAACTGCCGCAGTCCATTGATTGGAGTGAACTCACACAGTACGAGAAGTCAGACACCACGAAGGGAACGCAGACCTTTGCGTGTTCAGGCGACAAGTGCGAAGTGGTTGACCTGACTACATAAAAGGTCGCCTCTGTCTTAAGATACGCGACAACCCCACGGGAGATCGCATCTCTCGTCCGACAACCCCCGTTTCGGCGGGGGTTGTTTCTTTTTGTAAATCTGTCAATTTTTATTCCGCCAAGTCCACTAGATATTTACATGAAGAGAGGTGCAGTCCATTCTCTTCTCCTGGCGTTTGCACTCGTCTTGCTGCAAGCCTGTGCATGGGACATCGCCGCCACCACTGCGCCGAAGAGCGCACCCCCGCCGAAGAGCGGGGAGATTGAACTCGTAGAAGCCCCCGTGGAGCCAGCCTTCATGCGGGGCTTCTCTCGTATTTCTGAATGCGAAGACACCGCCGTGGGTGCGCTAGCACGGGAGGACGGCACGGTATACGGCAGCGGTGTGCTTGTGGGGTCTTCCCATGTTCTCACCGCCGCGCACTGCACCGAAGGGATAAAGCCCTACTGGTTCATCTCTGGTGGGGAATTCTTCAAGATCCACTCTGTTACGGTGCATCCACAGTACAAAATTGGAGAGGTCATTTTCGTGGATCTAGCCATGCTGCGCTTGGACACGCCATGCCCTGCCACACCCGCCACGCTGCCACAGAAAGGCTACCAGTTGGCGCGTGGAGAGGATCTGACGGCAATAGGCTACGGAGGGGGAATACGGCGCAGAAGCAATCCTGGCGTGCTGTGGAACTACGGAACGCTTGTAGAGGAACCCACCGTATTCAAAATGTTGCCCCTTGACGGCACCATCTGGTTTGGTGATTCGGGTGGGGCAATTTACGACAATAGCGGAGTTCTCGTTGGGATCATCTCCTCATTGGGTGTTACGAGGGGACATCTTTTCGAGAACTCCGCTACCAGGCTTGATCTTTTCCGCAATTGGATCACAGAAACAATGGAGGCTACCCCATGCAACTGACCCGCACGCAAAGAGTCCTGTTGTCGGCTTGCAGTTTTTTAGTTGGCGTTCTGCTCGCCAGACTCGTTGGGCTGTAGAACCTGTGCTGCTTGCAGTGCTGTCAAAGAAGTAGAAACTTCAGACAGTCTCTTTTCAATTGCAGCCTTCTGCTTCTCGGCAATCTGCAACTTGGCTTCAAGCAAAATGGTCTGGTTCATCAACATGGTCACCTTGTCCTGAAGAACGGGGATCAGGACTGTCTCATTGTAATTCTCCGTCTGTGCATTTAATGGAATCATGAATGGATTCCTCCTTTCTACCATTATGTAGGCAACCTAAATATGGATATGGTGCCC